TGAGTTCGCCTGTGCGTCCACGTCAACGCCTGTGTCGCTTCCGATTAGTCGCAGACGGTTACTAGCCAACTTGAGCAGGTAATTAGCGCGGTCGGCGTTGTCCGGGGCTTTCCAGAAGTTCGTTAGATCTACCTCGTTCGCATAAGCGTTCGGGGACTCTACTGGTACTGTTACGCCATCAGCCATTACGATGCACCTCCATTATTCATAAATTGACCACCGGCGAGAGCTTTGCGTTTCTCGACGAGCTCTTCAGCTTCGCGAATTGAAACACCGAGCATACGATAGCTGGCAACTGTACCAATAAACTCAGGCATGGCAGTTTGTATTTTGCCGATAGCGTCGCCGGTCGCGCCCACGTCCATTTGGAATATAGGCTTCCAGGCAGGTAGTAATTCATTCATAGCATCAGGGACGTCGCTAATGCCGTCGATACTCATACGGAGTGTAATAGCGATATTCTTGATCTGGTTACCCAGCTCGTCCTGCCAGTTTGTAGCCTCGAGCAATAGGTCGTCTGACATAGCCGATAGGCTCTCGGCGCTGGTTGGGTTGCCGGTTTCGTAACCGAGGTTGCGAAGTGTAAGCGCTGTCTCTGCACAGAAGTCGCGGGCTTTGTCTTTCTTCGCACCGATGAAGCCGTCGATTGACATTTGCTGGAGCTGACCAACGGTCGGCGCGTTGCCGTCCTCGTCCTTCGGGATTGCCCATACGATACCAATGGAGCTGTCTAGCTTAGGGTCTTTTTTAGCACCCTCAGCGAGTCCGGTAATGTAGCGCTGTGGCAGGCTGTAGAACTCCTCGGCAATTTCCTCGCGGCGCTTTTGGCGACCGACTTCTTGGATGATCCGGCGGGCGGTTTTCGTAAGTCGTGATTTACCAAGTGGCTGGCGGGCGCTGGCGCGGTGGGTCATAGGCAATAGCAAACAGCGACCGGTTGGGTTGTCGACGATGAATGATAGCGCTCGGTTTTCAAATATAGCGGTAAAGTCCCGGGTAAATACAATGAAGTCTGCAGGAGCGAAGCGTACGCGGCGTGAGGGCTGTGTAATGCTTGGCTGTGGCTTTGCCCATCGAGTAACGGCTAGACCAACGTTCAGCAAGCCGGTCGTCTGGTTGATTTCGCCGGTGGCTTCCTCTGCAGTAAATGGCATGAGGATTTTAGGGTGCGCTGGGTCGTCCTCGGAGTTGTCAACGACGGCAACAAAGGCACAGCCGCCGATTGCGCTGTCGTGCTTGCCCTGGCTGACAACGCTGGTCGCATTGATTTGAGCAAAATAGTTATTCACTCCGAATGAATCGCGAGCGAAACCGTCGAAGTTTACGCGGTCTGAAAGAGAGTTGACCGCGCGACTTGCCCAGCCAATACCCGGGCGGTGGTGGAGCATTTTGCGAGGGGTAGAGATACCAAAGTCGCGGGTGTCGTGGTCGGCTTCATAGTAGGCATACTTATTAGCAACCTGCGGTTCGTATACGTTAAGCTGTCGCAATAATTGAACTGCTATTGCTTGTGCTTCATGTTCTCGTGGATCGATTACCGGCTGTGGTTGCATTGCTGTCCTTTTTAAGCCGGGTTTGCCGCTCCGTAAGCGTAGTTGTTATTGGTTTATATTATACCAGATATTGTAATTGTAACATACGAATAGCGCTAGTGTTTCCGGGGCTTTCGCTTGGCGCGTGTCGCCGCCAGTTCTGGACCGAGGTAATCAGCGGGCAACTCGGTCATTCGCACGAACGCGCCCGGGCGGTTTTTGCGATATTCAGCCTGCAGTGCGATCGCTGGGACGTTCTGCCATTTGTCGTCCGGCAGTACGTGGCACTTCACGAGCATATCGAGTATGCTGGTCAGCCGGTTGTCGAGATCGGCGCGGGTGTCGCTGCCAAAGTAAATAATAACTTCCATCGATACCGGGTCGACGAACTCAACCTTTGTTTGCAGGCGGACGTTTTGCATAGCAGTGGTTTGCCATTTTTCAAAGTCCCGGCTTGGAAAGCTCATGCCGTCCCCACGATTTATGCGCGAGTTTTTCTTTGCGGGTATATTTCCTGCGAATTTTAGCTCAACGATATTTTGAGACATAGGCTTTTACCTCAAAAGTTGGGTGCATATACCTTTATATTCGATTGCCGTCTTTGTCTTTGACGTAGTTATCCAGCAAACCGTTTCTAGTCTTATAGCCCTCAGTAACAATTGAGCAGTCGCAACCACGATGTCGAAGCCATATATCAGCCGGAACATCTTCAAACCTGCCGTCGTATGTTTTCTCTAGTCCATCGCACCATTCGCAAGACTCGCTGACTACCTTGCGAATTATGCGGACACGTTTACCGGACTGCGATGCATTACGAGTAGCGTCCCGCTGCGCGTTGCTCGCCATAGTATCCAGGTAATTCCGGACCAGCAGACCAAGCCCGAGCGCTCCTGCAGACACGCTGGCGCTGGCAACCTTTGCCAATCCGAAGTGCCGGTCGTCAATGCCCGGACCGGTTGTATGCTCGATTTCATAATCAAAGGCATTCATATTGTAGACTTTGGCGTATACCGCCGCGCCGACTTCCCGGAATAGTATCTCCTGGTTGAGCTGGCGCACGTCCGGCGCTACTTCGGGGTTGTTAATAATGGCGAGTGCCGCCATGACCTTTTTTTGGATCGTATCATTAAATTGTGAGTAATCCATTAGAACGTCCACCCTGCAATAGTGCTTTTAATATCATCTACCAAGCCGGACGCCTGCTCTACGCGCTTTTTAGAGTACACACGACCGCGCACCGGCTCTTTTGTGGCAACTAATACGTCTATGAACTTAGAAGCCTGCTGGTCTGTCAATGCGTGGGTAATCTCGTCGATGCTTTGAGCGGTTTTGACTATCTCGGCGTCGGCGGTAATGATTTCATTCGCCAATAGCAACTCCTTCACCTCTTTGAATTCTTTTGTTTTGATCACCACCAGGTCGGCAATATATTTACTTTGATCCAGGGACGACATTAGCCACCTCCGTTTCGAGTATATCGATCGTCGCGCCCTGCATTTTCATGCGGAGTACACGCTGTCCTTTTTCGTTTATGACTGGCTTTATGCGCGACCAATCCTCGGAGAGCTTTTTACCCTGTTGTTTTGTAAGCGGTAAGACCTCCCCAGTGAAGCGATTATTGTACAGGTATATTTGAGCTTTTATCATACGTTTATTTTATCACAACAATCAAAAACGCCCCACCGGAGTGGAGCGCTCTTGAGTTAGTAGCCGAGATTAGCTAGCAACTGCGGTTTCGATGAGGCTGAAAGCAGTCTCGTCGAAGATGACAAAGCCGAGGACGGCTTCCGCACGAATCGCGATCTCGTTCGTACGCTTAAGGTCGCCGTTACCATCTGGATCACCATATTCGATGGTCTCAAGTGGCACGTTGCGGGCAACACCCCATTGGAAGGCGTTAAAGTCACCCATGAGCGACTGAACACGAGCATCTTCTGCACCGAGTTCCTGGCGACCAGATACTGTGTCGCTAGCAGCGGCAGGCAGTCCCTGGAAGTTGTCAACGTTGAAACCAAGACCCAGTTCCGGATACAGCTTTACGCCGTTGTCGTCACGAGTACGAGCCAGTTTACCGGCAAAGACAGGATCGAACGCGATGCCCGTTGCGATGTGACCAGCCGTTTGGAGATCTTCAGCTTGCGCTTCGATGTCCGCGTTTGGATCAGCAGTTGCAACAACACGACCAACGTCGTTTCCGACTTTCGCAAAGTACTGTGTAACGCCACTAGATACTGTGCCGGTCTTTGGGTTGATACCATGAATGGCAATCAAGTCGAGCGCTCGGCTCAAAGCGATCGCGATGTTTTCTACCAATTTGTCGACGATGCCGGTTTGGTAGTCTTCATCTTCCCATAGAACCTGGTTACTCATTCGGTAAGTAACCTGAACCGTGTAAGTCTTGGCAGTTGCCTTTGTAGGCGTACCATCATTGCTGGACTTATCAGCACCTTCGCCGACCAACTCCGCTTTCGGAGTACCTGTGAAGGTAAAGTGGTCAGTCGATCCAACTTTAATAGTAGGATCTTGAGCGGCTAGTTTAGAGAGGACGCCACCTCGGATGTTTTTGCGCCATGCCTCGCCCTGGTGAGCGGCTAGGTCGAGTGCGTCTGTGTAAAGCGGATTACCCATAACTTTAATATTCCTTTGTACGTTTAAATGGTTATTTAAGCGTCAGAGTTGCTGCGACCAAATAGGTTACGAGCGATGCTTTTGTTTCCGTCCGCCTCACCCTCTGCAGGTTTGCCGGTTTTCTTGACGGTGATTTTACCCCCAGGAGCTAGCTTTGAAAGCTTCTCAGCTTTCGCTTCTAGTGCCTCGACGCTGTCGCCATCTAGGAACTCGAGTGCATCATCAGATAGTTTGTACTTAGAGGCAATTTTGACTTTTTCAGTCCCTAGTTCCGCAGTTTTCACTTTGGTGGTCAGGTCGCCGATCGTGACGTCCTTTTCCGCTAGCTTGCTCTCAAGTTCTGACTTGATCGTATCAACCTTTGCAGCCTTCTCTTTGAGTGTGTCGTAATCGGCAAACTTGCCGCGCTCACGCTCGAGACGCTTAGGGATGATATTTGTGTCGATCTCGGATTGAGTGAAAAGTGTATCTTCCACTTCCTTAAAGTCGTCACCGTCTTTTGTAAAGTATTTAGTCATCTCCGCTTTTCCTTACCGGCGCTATCAGATTTATTGCGACT